AGCCACAAGGTGGCTATCAACAAAGGTCTTTTGGAAATAATAACTTTCAAAAGAAACAAAACTACGGTAACTATAGATAGGTTATAACCGTATGGATCAAGCGGGGTTTTATCCTAATGACTCTGAGTTTATTGTTATGCTCTGCCTTTCTTTTTGGATATCCTTTCTTTCATTGTTTTCCCCGCTTGGTCTGCTTAATTAAATAAATTATGACAATCAATCTTGAAGAAGAAATAAAGAAAAAACTTAGAGAAGTGAAGAACCAAGAATATGGTGATTACAAAACTAATTTTACAGTTGCAGCTAATCTTTGGTCCATGATTTTACGCAAGAAATTAAAGGTAAAACTATCAGCGCACGAAGTTGCAATGTGTATGGTATTATTTAAAATTATGCGCACATCAGAAAATTATAAGGCGGATTCATATTTAGATGCTAGTATCTATTTAGATATGGCAAAAGAATTACATAAAAATATAGACAAAAAGGAATAATATGTATATAAAAAAGGAAAGCGGAAGTTGTAATTTTGTTAGAGAACAAAAGTTCAGTTCCGTAGAGAATGCTGCTGATAATAAAGATCCTTTATCAGTAGAAGTAAAAGTCGGTGAAGTAAAGATTGACTTTACAACAGTGAGGAGAGATGATGAAAGTCATACAGAAGATCCAAAAGCACGAGGACACAGCGAGGAGAAACTATGATAGAGCAAATTTGTATTTGCAAAAATATAGAGAAGCTAAAGCAAAAGCTAACTTTAATGTGTTCAAAGCTCAAAGACTTCGTGAACAAGTTACTGCATAAACAGTAACAATAAATTAAAAAAAACAATAACTGTGCAAACAGAGAAGGGTTCTATGTCTCAAAATACAAATCAAAATTTATTAGATGAATATAATTATAAGATAAACATATCTGCTTATGAAAACTTAACTGAACGAGAACGACATATTCATCAGTCTGCATTTATGACTGGATATAAATTAGGTCAGGAGCATACCATTAAATCTAAAACGATTACCAAGTTTGTTTATGTACCCAAAGGAAACAATCCTAACAAACAAGTGAGAGTCAATATTAATAAGACTGCAAACAGACAGGCAGATTATATTTTTAATAAAGTGTTAAGATATTATAATAGAACTTACGAAGAGATTGTATCACCAAGAAGATTAAAAGAATATGCTGAAGTAAGATCAATGATTATTAATTTAATCAGAGAACTTACACCATTATCTTTACCTGAGATTGGTAGAATGATTGGTGGACGAGATCACACCACGATACTTCATCACTTAAGATTAAAGTTTGATCGTAGAAGATTTTGGGGAGTGCATAGTGTTACTTGGCAATACTATGAGAAACTTTATAAAGAATGTGAGTTGGAATTGAAAACGATTTAAACAATCTCACCTTTAGCATTTACACACCAAATAATTAATTCTAAAATCTTTATATCATTATCAGTGAATTGTTGTTTAACTGTATCACCCATAAGGGTAGCAGCATCATAGCATTTTTTAGGGGAGTTATAGACTTTTCTTTTTGCTTCATAAAACTCCATGCAAGTAATCCCTCTTGGAGCATCAGGATTAGCAAAACAAATCATAGCAAACAAAACAAAACTTTTCATATCATTGCTATGACATGAATGAATATAAATTACTACTTAAATCCTCGTTTAGCTTTTGCGTAAGCCTTGGCAGATATTGTAGACTTAGCTTTTGATCTTGATGTCCCGGCTTTTTTTCTTTTATTAATATTATACCAAAGACCCTTTCTAGCTATCTTGCCTGACTTTGTTTTATGATAACCTTTTTTCATTTCTTTTTTTTCTTTCTTATTTTTTTTAAATCAGCCGCAGTAATTTTTTTTCTTGGTGGCGCTACCGCTGCTAACCTTTTTTGTTTCTTACTATATTTACTATATGGCATTATAATCTTCCTCTTAGTTCTTTTAAATATGCTTCAGCTTTAGCAATTACTTTTTGCCTTTTTTCTTTTTCTTCTTCGCTGAAGATCCTTTTCCCATAGACCCTTTGCCTTTTTTCTTCATTCCGTACACGTTGCTTCTCCTCTTCTTTTTTCTTTTGTTTCATGTAAAGCGACCAGCAATCCGGTTCTCTACAAAATCTTTGACCACTAGCATACACGACATAGTCACTTCCGCAATTAATATTTTCATGTTCTTTGTCACAGTAATCGCATTTATAAACGAATATGTGTTTAGGTTTTTTTTTCCTCACTAACACTTCCAGCGTTTACGAGCTTGTCTTAATCTTGAGTTAGGATTTTTTGCAGCTTTAGGAAATCTCTTCATTTGTCCGGCAGATCTAGCGCAATAGGATTTGCGTCTTTTCGCAGCAGCAGATCCTTTTTTAACTTTACCGGTTACAGCAGTTTTAAGTTTAGATCCCGGATTTTCTCTTCTGTATCTAGCAACACCGGCTTTAGTCATGCCTGCGCCAGATTTAGTAGATCTGTAATATTTTTTTGTTCTTGGTGGTTGCTTGTCTTGCTTCCTGGTCATAACATATATTTAAATGGATTAGCTTCTATCTCAATAAACTTAACACACTTACATTGTTTTAACAACATACAAAAACCCATTGCTGATCTATAAATACACTGTCTCATTACTTACTAGATATGTTTATAATTTTACCATCCTTAACAGTGGCTAAAACACTAGCACATTGATAGGTGGCATTGTTAGAATTTCTTGATGCAATTCTTTTTTTAGATAAACACTCACTAAAGCTAGGCATCAGCGTATGTTCCTTTAACTCTGCTGGATTGCCTAAGTAAAGTAATAATGCAACCACTTCAATCATTAGTGTTTACCATTTCCAAATTTAATATCTCGTGTTGCATCTTTTAATCTTTCTAAATCTTTTTTAATCTTTTCTATTTCTTTTGTGTGTTGTTTTAACATCACACCTGTATGGACATTATCTTCTAATTGCTTTTGCATCTTTTCTATTTGTTTAGATTGCCATTCCAATAACATAAATTGTTCTTGGTCTATGGGTTTTTGAACTGATGCTTCTAGTAAATCTTTTTCAAAGAGTTGGTTCTTAGTTTCAAGTCTATTCAATCTTTCAATCACACCAAAAGCAAACCATGCACCCATAGCCACTGCCATCACTAAACCGATTAAATTTCTTAGAGGTAAACCAATATTAGTATTTTCACTAATTTTCATTTCTTAATATATCTTTCTTTACTCTTGGTCTGGATTGTCTTTGCTTATATGAATACACAGACAACGCTTTCTTATAAGTATTCTTTAATTGATTTGTAATAATTTTTTTAAAATCTTTACTGTCCATTAAACATATCCTTGTTAGGCATATTATTTTTAACCATATTCACAATATCTTTATTTGTTACACATTTACAATATCTTCGTGGTCTTGCATAGAGTTCACGCCACATTTTATTCTCCCATCTCCCTGCAATGGGTAATAATATTCTATAAATAGCTCGTTTAATTTTATGAATACAAATCATACTCTACCCTGTCTCTTGTATTTTTTATTTTGTAATTTAAAGGATTTGTTTGGCGACTTACTATGTCGTCCTGGTCTTTTTATTCTTTTTCGCTCTAATGGTGCGTACTCTTTTACTTTTCGTGCCATAGCCTAAACCCTGTTGTGATTTTAAAGTAATCTTTGTACCAAATGCTTGGCTAAACATTTTTGTAATTTGATTACTCATTACTTTCGCTTTATCAAATCAGTGGCTTTAAGTCCATACACAGAAGCAATAACTCCTACGAATATGGTTTGATACCAGAAAGGAAGTTGAGAAAAGTATTCAAAAAATAACTTCATTTTTTCCATGTGCGTTGGATCATCGCTCCATACTGCAAAACCTAGCATCACGATTGGCAAACAGAGAATGATTAAAATTAGTTCGTCTTTCCAGTCTGATTGTCTAGCTTCTAAAAGTTTACCTTGATACTCTGCTTCACCATTTGCCATCTTTTCTGCATGGTGCATTTGAGCATCTGCCATAAGCATCTTAGTTCTTTGTCTATTCTTATAGATATGACTACCTGCT